GCCCAATGATTGAGATGGACTTAGCTAAGAAGCAGGGAGAGTGGGATTTGGATAAATGGCTTTATTACGGTGAAGAAATGGGTTACTTATTTGTAGACTCCTTTCAGGAAGGTGATAAAGGAAGGGCTATGGGTAAATTAGCTGGAGACTTTAATACTACAGGTAAGATATATAATCCTGACCTTGGCAACTATATTGCTCAGACTCTTGAGATGATGAAGTACATAGAAGACTCGTTAGGTAATGCTGTAGGTATTACACGACAGAGAGAAGGTTCTATTGACAATAGAGAGACTGTAGGAGGCGTAGAGAGGTCTGTAACGCAGAGTTCTCATAGCACTGAGGAATTATTCCTTATACATGATTTTACTAAGCTTAGAGCTTTAGAAACCCTTCTGGAGACTGCTAAGTATGCTTACCTTAATGGGAGTAAAGTAGCTCAGTATATAATGGAAGCTGACTTAGCTCAACAGATATTCACTATTGATGGTGAACTATTTGGTGAGGCTGATTATGGTTTAGTTATGACTGATTCCGCAATGCAGACTGAGTTAAAGAATGCCTTAGTACAGCTTGCACACGCAGGTATACAGGCAGGTAACCTTAACTTCAGTAGCTTTATGGATATTTATATGACACAATCTATTGCTGATACAAGGCGTAAGATTGAGAGAGCTGAGATGGAGAATGTACAACGTCAACAGCAAGGCGAAGAAGCACAACGTCAACACGAGCAGCAGATGCTTCAGATGGAGATTGAAAATAGGGAGGATATGCAATCTCACGAAATGGAGATTAAGCAATTAGAATCTGATACTAAGATTGAAGTTGCCTTACTTAATCTTGAAGCTAGACAAGGAGAAGTTACCCCAGAGGTAGTAGAACCTGATGATGATGGATTTGATAGAGAAAAGTTCTTAGCTGAATATAAACTTAAAGAAGCTGACTTAGCTGAAAAGAAGAGACAGGCTTTAGTTAAGGAGAAGCAAAAGGATGAGGAAATAGTTATTAAGAGAAAAGTAGCAAATAAACCTTCCCCAAAACCTGTTAGGAAATGACACCAAGAGAGAAATTAGATTTATTAAGAAGTTATAGAGCTGCTGGTGGTACTGGCAGCTATGCTTCTTTACTTAAAGAATCTAAGCAATATGATGGAGGTGGAGTAATAAAAGAAAAGTCAATGATGGAAGCTCCTGTATTACCAGAGAATACATTTCCATATAACAACACCTCTTTTATGTTTAAGGATGAAACTTATAATAGTAAAAGAGCTAATGAGTTATATGAACCTGATGAAATGGGGCATATGCCTACAGTAGATTATACTACAGGGGAATGGCTGAAAGCTAAAAGGTATCCTACTTCTTGGAAGGAATTAATGGCTACACAACTAAATTCTGGGCTTAATAAAATGGTAGGACACCCCTATCAAAACGAGAAGGGTAATTTACAATATCCTAAAGGATACGGTTATGCTTTAGGTGGGCCTAAATCTAAACCAATGTTACCATACTCTCCTGAAGCACTAGCTTCTGGAACACCTGCTTTTTATAAACAACATCCGTTATATCCACAACATATTCCTACCATAAAGCAGGAAGATTCTGACATAAATATAGAAAAGTTGAAAAGTAAAATTAATCCTAAGAATTGGGGAGTAACTGATTATACAGATAATGGTGATTTTAATAAAGCATATTCTTCTGCAAAAAGTGATGGTAAGGATGAGTTTATGTGGAACAATAAAAAATATAATACAAAGTATGCGGGAACTCCTAGGCAAGAAGCAGGTGCTTATGGTATAAAAGGAGAAGCAGTTCATCCTATGGATTTAAATAGCCCAATACAAGTTAATCAATATAAAGAAGTAGTAAGTAAATATTTTCCCGGACATATAGAAGCTGGGATACCCAAACAGGGTATATTGGTAGATGGTATTAATAAGGGTAGTGACGGTAGAAATAAAAAAAAGTTTAGACCTTCAGACCATATAAAAGACCAAGTATATGTATATGGTGCAGATAACTTTGATCCAACTAAAGCAAATCCAGGATATAACCTTTTGTTTAATAATTGTGCAGATGCTGCTTGTGATGCTTTTGGGCTACCTAAAAAGGGAATTACTACCCCTAAAGAAACGATGTCAAAGATAAAAGATACCTTTCAAACTATTGATGTGAAAGGAAGAACTTATAAAGATTATTTTAATGAGTGGAGAGATGATAAAAAGAATATATTAAACAAATCAGAGTATTGGTTAGGTATTAGTAATAGCCCAGACATCCAAGGTACTCAACTGGGTAGAAATATTATAGAGTCAATGCAGAAGAACCTAGTAAAAGAAGGATATTCCTTACCAAAATCTAAACAAAAGTATGAAAATAGTTATGATGGAGTATATGGAGAAGAAACTTCAAAAGCTTTATCTGATTGGAAACAAAAGAAAAAGAAATAAATATGGATAAACTAATAAGTGATACACTTGAAGCAGCCTTAAACATTCGTACTAAGGCAGAGTTCGACAGTGCTTTTATCTACAAGGCTATGGGTAGCTGGTGTAGGTTTAATGGATTTAATAATGTAGCTAAGTTCTTCTTTACCCACGCTGATGAAGAAATGACTCACGGACATAAGGTAATTAATTACTTAGATGATAAGAACTGTTGGGCTGTAATTCCTGATGCTAGTAAGCCTGATACCTCTCAATTTAAGAGTATTAGAGCTTTATTTGAAATTTCATTCAGGCATGAGCAAGATGTAACTAAAAGTTATAATGACTTAGCTACTATGGCTCTAAAAGAAGCAGACCACGATGTGTACAGATTTGCACAAAGTGTTCTAAATGAGCAAGTTGAGGAGCTGGCCTTATATGACAATTACCTAGATATGTTAGATTTGTTAGGTGATGGTGCTCAGGCGGCATATCTATTTGACCATAGTTTTGAATAATATCTTTTGGCTATAGAGTTGGGGCTAAAACTCCAACTTATAGTCAAATAAGTTGTATTTATTTTTAAAAAAGTATAATTTCGCAGCAATCTTAAATGAAGAAGAAGAGATATGAGTGGACTATTTGATAGTGTCAATCTTGGTATGCAAGATGACTTTATAGAAATCCCTGACAAAGGTGCAACACCTATTAGTACAGAGGATGTGGAGGATAAGACTCCCGGTAAGAAAGTGGTAGAACCTATAGAAGATGAAGAGAACTTCATTGATGTAAAAATAGGTACAACCCCAAAAACATTTATTGAAGATGAAGAGTCTGAATTAGATAAAGAAGGCTTTGTAGAAGTAACAGATGATAAAACCCCTCCGAGTAAAACAAAGGGTAGCTCTTCTTCTTCACCATTTAAACCTTTCGCAAAAGCTCTTTCAGAGGAGGGGTTTTTACCATCTTTCGAGGATGAAGAATTCGATAAGTTGGTAGAGGAGCTTGGCGGTGAGACAGAAGCATTGATGGAACTCAGTAGAAGGTCTATTAATGAGGATATTGAGACTTACAAAAGGGAAGCTGATGAAGATTTCAGAAACTTCCTTGAAGCAAGGGATGCAGGACTTGACTTAGGTCAATGGGCTGATGTGTATGAAGCTAAGAAAGCTTATGCAGGTATTACTGAAGATAAGATTGATGATGATGAGGCTTTACAGAAAGCTTTGATTACTGAGAATCTGAAGTATCGTGGTATGGCAGATGATGAAATAGCAGATACTATTGAAGCTTATGAAACTACGGGAAAGTTAGCTGATAATGCTAAGAAAGCACATAAGAACTTGATTAAGATTACTGACCAACAGGAACTTAAACTGAAGGAAGATAAAGTTAAGCAAGAGAATGCTACTAAATTAGCAAGAGAGGAGAATCTTAAAAGCCTCCGTAAAGAAGTTGATACCATAACTGAGATAGTTCCGGGTATCAAGATTAACAAACAAACTAAGGATAAAATCTTTTCAAGCATTACTACACCTGTTAAGACAGGAACTAATGGTGAACCTATGAATTTGGCAATGGTCAAACGAGCAGAGAATCCATTGAAGTATGCTATTATAGAGAATTATCTTATTGAGATGGGAGTATTTGATGGTAATTGGGATAAGATTTCAGTACGTCAAAAGAGTAAAGCTGTAGCAGAACTTGAGGCAAAACTCAAAGATGGTAGCAATACTAACTTCGCATCAGGTAAGAGTACTCTGGGTAGTGGTGGAAGTGATGATGATATTGAATTTAGCCTTGGTAATTTTAAATAAGAACTCTTTTAAATATATATAAAAATGAGAATTTCACCACTTCAAATGTACGAAAATGACGACCTGTCAGGCATTGTAACCAAAGCCAATCTGGGTTATCAATTCGGTATAAAACCACAAGAAGCAAGCAAGCTTGCTACTATGATTCACCAAGCAAACTTTGGTACTACTGTAAGTTCATATCTTAATAGGTTTGATGCACTGTATCTGGATTCTGATGATGATTTTACTTGGGACATTATCACTTCTGGAAAGAAGAATATTCCTTTGGTAAAAGCTTCACTCACAGCCGGAGGTTCAGCAGTTTCAGCTTCTGATAAGGTAGGTAAAAACCTTACTGAATTTTATCTTACTTTCGCTGAAAAATGGTTTACTGATGTTAACCAGATTGTAGGTGAGCGTAATGAAGTTTATCCTATTTATATTTTAGATGAGCCTCGCCCTGTAGGAATGTATTGGGAGTATAGGTGTCGTCTGAATACAGGTAGTGCTAATCTGTCAATTCCTTATGAGGAACTGCAAGCTGGTAAGAGGTTTAGTAAAGACTTCTCTCCTGTTTCTGACACTATGTCAAAGAAAGGTGGAGGTGTTAACTATAACTTCCCATTCAAAATGAAGAATAGTTTTACTACTATTCGTATGCAGGACACTGTTCCGGGTAATATGATTGACAGGCCAGTACAGTTTAGCTGGAAAGACCATGCAACTGGAAAGACTATGACTACTTGGATGGACTATCGTTCATACCAATTTGAAATGCAGTATCAGGAAGAAATTGCTAAGATGTTGATGTATGCAACTTCTAACAAAACTTCAGATGATACTTACAAAATTAAAGATAAAGGTGGTTATGAACTGAAGATGGGTGCTGGTATTCGTCAGCAGATGGAATCTTCTAACTATTACTCTTATCCTTCATTTAACATTAACAAATTCACTGATATGTTGCTTGACCTTTCCATTGGAAAGATTGTTATGGGACAGCGTGAGGTTACTGTTATGACTGGTGAGCGTGGAATGGTTCAGTTCAGTAAGGCACTTGAGTATCACTCAACACTTTACACTCCTGCACGTAACAATGACCGTATCTACTCAACTGGTGGAAATGGTTATGGATTCAAAGGACAGTTCCTTGAATATGTAGGCCCACAAGGTATCAAGGTTAACATTATGCACGATGCTTTGAAAGATGATTTCGAGCGTAATAAACTCCTGATGGGAAGTCAGCCGGGTTTGGCAGAATCATATGTATATGATATTCTGAACATGGGTACTTCTGATGGTAAACCTAATATCCAGAAAGTTTACAAGAAAAGTGGTGGTGACGTGCGTGGCTATGAGCCGGGACTTCGTGACCCTTATACAATGGGTAAACAAAACAGGATTATGAGTAACCCTGTTGATGCTTGGACTGAGCATAGGTTCTTCCAAGGTGGAGCTATTGTATATGACCCAACTCGTGTAGCTGTTTACAAACCTAATATTTTAGGATAATCTAAAAGAAAAGTACCTGCTTATATGAACTATAGGCAGGTACATTTTCATAATTACAATTAATAACTAATCTTAGAAGAAGAAGAGTATGAGTTTTACATTACCTAGGGAACGTAAAGTTCTCGTTAAACCTGTTATGTGGGAAGGATGGCTTGAGCCAACACATAGTGGAGCATGGCTAAATGATGGGGCAATAATGACAATTACAGTCCCTATCGCAAGGGCAACTGGTGAATTAATTAATCCACTTACAGCCGAAGAAAAAGAATACTTTGAGAATAGTGCCTTATCAGGAATGGACTTTGCTCCGGGAGATTTATCTCCTTATAAGAAACCTGATTATAAAACAGGTAATATTCCATTTTGGTACTGGAGAGAAGTAACTATCCGTAAGCCTGATACAATTGTGACTAATGACACTGTACTTGCTGAATTAGACTTGTCTATACCAGACCAATACTTAGATTATAAGATTCTACTTGCCAATAGTGGTTATGGTGGAATTGTAGCAAGCAGTTGGGAAACAAGGCATGATAATGGAAGTTATAGGATTGTACTTGTAGAAAAAGGTTATGATGAAGAAACTAAAGCCTCTACAGCTCAGGATAATATTGAAGCTTACAGGTTATTTAGTAAAATCAGCCAATCTCAAACTAAACTATATGAGTTTTTGAGCATTTATTGGATTGAAAATCCATCCTCTGCTAAACCTGCACCCGATGCTAAGATACCATTTATGGTTGCTCAGGTACAGACTATTATAGAGAAACACGCTAAGAAGTTCATTGAAACTATGAATAGTGATTATGACCAGAAACTTAATGTCCATAATGGAATACGTTTAGGTGTAATTAAGATTATCGGAAGTACTTTTGTACTTATGCCAGATGAAACTCCTCTTGGAACTTCACTTAAAGAAGTAATTCTATACTTCAAGGATGAAAGACATCAGGAAGATAATCTAAAACTTTTGGCACAAATTGATGCTGGAGAGAAGAAAAAATGACAGCAGTAGAAATGAAGGATGAATTCTTAACCCGATATGATGCAGCCACTTCGTTGGCTGCTCCGGGTTGGGAAGATTTAGAAATTAGTAATTTCTTAAATATAGGGCAACTAAGGCTTGTTAAAGAGAAGTTTGAGACTAAGGATTATAATCCTATCTCAAACCTTATCATTACAGATGCCGCAGCTTGCTCTACGCATACATTGATAACAACAAATGCTTACACTTTAAACATTAATACTACACATCCTACATTTCTTTATTATCTAAGGTCAAGAACTAAATTAACAAGGACTAATCCAGTTATAACAGATGATTGGATTCCTAATGATGCTCCGGGTAATAAAACTGATATTGATATTTTCTTAACTACAGCATTTAATAAACCTTGGTTTAAATATCCAAAGGCTTTTACTGAAGTAGATGATGGAGAATCTGTTTTAACTGTACTAGTGGATTATTATACTACAGCAGTTAGTGAAATTGAACTTACTGCAATTATTGAGCCTGATACTATTGATATTACTACAACTACAAATACTAATTTAGACTTAGTACTGCATCCATTGATTGTTGAATATGCAGTAGAGGAAGCTCTTAAATCTATTAAGTTTGCTAAAATTTCTAATCAATAAGATATGACTACATTTGAAATGCAACAGTTGTTTGAGACTCTGCTACAAACCAGTAGTCCATTATTTAATGATTCAGAGAAACCTGATACAGATACTATATTCAGGTACTTAAATGAAGCTCAGATTAAATACATTAAGGACAAGTATTTATCAGCACCTACATTTTACGAAAGAACTAGAATACTTGGTAGCAATCTCAATGACTTGAAGAACTTAATACGGATAGATAGTCTGACAGATGTTACCTTTGCACCCGATTACGTTAATACACTTATTTTTAAGCACGCTACAGACTCTGTATGGCACTATCTCAGTGTAAGTGGTAAGATTACACGAACCTATCCTTATGCAACATCTAACAGCCTTATAGACCTTCTACCGATAGAAGCTGGAGAACTTAATAAACACTTAACAACTTCAATTAATAAACCCCTCATTTTAGTACCTGTCTATACTCAGACACAATCTCAGGTAGCAGGAGCTATTGATAATAACATGGCACTACTTGTTGTATATGATTCTTATACAACTTATGAAGCTACCGGAACTAAAGCACACTACCTTGTATATCCTAAAACATTAGTATTAACTGATGATATTACAGATGCTACAATTGAAACTGATGTGTGCCAATTAGCAGATTATTCACATGAAGAACTTGTTAAACTCGCAGTAAATTTATTTGAGCAACAGAAATATAAACTCACAACTAAGGAGGATAAGTAATGACTAATTTAAACTTACAACTTAGATTTGAGCAAAGACTACAAAACCACATTGCTAAGGTTCTTGATATTAGAACTATTGATGTAGAATTCTATTTGAATGAGGGGTTGAGAAGGTTTGTTGATGAATGGTATAGATTATACGAAACTAATGAAGCTGCAAGAAAGAGATTAGGGCCACTGGTTGTATCTACAACAGTAGTATCAGCAGGAGCAGGAAGTTTCCCTTTAGGGACACTTTATAATCTACCAGCAGACTGTAAATATGTAGTACATGAGCACGCTACAACAGCTTTATTAAATTGTCATAATGCAGCAAGTGTTAAAACGGGTGTAACTATTAAGCCTATTAAGTTAGACTACTATAATTTTCATATAGATAACCCTTTTAAACAACCTTATAATGACCTCATTTGGAGAATTGATTCAGGCAGTAGACAGCATGAGCTTGTACGTGGTAGTGACACTACATCTATTACTACATATTATATAACTTATATTAAAAATCCAGCAAGCATAACCTTATTGACAGGTACACCTCAAACATCAAGTTGTGAGATACTTGCTGAATATCACGAAGAAATTGTGGATAAAGCTATTGAAGTAGCAATTGAAACATTTAAGTTAACTAATTCATTCAAAATTAATCCATAATTAAATGGCACTTGATAAAATTAAAACGAGTAATTACACTCGAAATGTCAAAAACTCTGTACCAATCTTTGCTGAGGCGTACAACAAATCTATTGACCAGATTAATACTAATACTGATGCAATAGCTGCTTCTAAAGCAGGCGCAACACTTACTAAAGGTACTTCTTCTACCCCATCCGATGCCCATACTATTAATGCTCCGGCAGGGAATTGTATAGTATCTCATGGAGCAGTTGCTGCTCTTGGTACACGTACTGTAACTATTACAAATAGTCTTGCTACAGCAACAAGCGTTGTAGTGGCTTCTATTAACACTTATGGTGGTACAGGTACTCCAATTGTAAAAGAGGTGACTCCGGGAGCAAGTAGCATAGTAATTGAAATTTATAATGCTCATGCAACAGAAGCCCTATCAGCAAACTTTGGATTAGCATTTGCAATCTTAGCCTAAACAATTCACTAAATCAAATATTTTTTATTAACTTAATACATAATAACAATGCAAGCACAACGTAATGTAGCTAATCTTCTTGTTGCAAATAGTGTGGCAGCTACTGCTGGAATGGAAAACCTCAATATTGATGGGTTTATCTCATCTTTGAGTGTTGGAGAACCTGTAGTTATCAGTCCAGCAGGTATCGTAGTAGATGCTACTGGTACTTTGCCAACAGAATTTAAAATTGCTACTAAACTTACTGATGGTAGTCTGAATTTTTCTGACATAATCAAAGCCAAAAGTATAAAATCAATCAATACTCATAAGTATGTTGCACCAACTAATCAAGTAGATTATATTGGTTACAACGGTACTTCAGGAAGTATTGACCTTATTAACGAGAATATCTACTCAGTAAAACTCTATCTGAGGCCAACTGATACTGCTGGATTTATGCAGCAGAAGATTAAAGAAGGTTTCTATGAAGCTGATGCTTCAGCTACTCAGAGGGAAGTTGCTTATGGACTGACCAACAGTCTCATTAAGAATTTCTCACGTGAGCCTGATAAAATCAAGTTTGGTACTGATAGGTTTACATTTGAGCGTATTAATGCTGGTGCACAAGCCAATGCTGTTGCTGCTGCTACTGTAGCTGTAACTAAAGGTTCAACTGCTATCGTAACATCTGATGATGAAACTGCTGTACTTCTGACTGGTTCAGTAGTAAGGTTTGGCACATCTGGTGCAGGTACAGCTCCTTGTTATG